ATGATCAGATATATCGCATTTTTAGTAATACTGGTTACTTGGTTAATTTATTTCTCAAAATTTGATCCATTCAATGGTTTTCCGATAGATAAGTCAGAGTGGGGGACATTTGGAGATTTTGTTGGCGGTGTTACCAACCCAATTTTAACTTTTTTTACGATGATTATGTTGATCAAATCAATTAATCTTCAAAAAGAGGCAAATGAAAGCATAATAAAACAGAACAAACATATGCACGAGGACTCAGAGAGACAAAAAGAGATGGATGATCTACGCTCTTTTGAATCGTCATTTTATAGCTTAGCTGCAGTTTCGAGAAGAGAGTTTGATGCACTCCAAATAAATGGTAAAAATAAGAAAAAATATACGGACGCAAATGCGGTGGTTTATTTAGAAAAATACTTGATAAATGCATGTAAATCGAATAATGCAGAAGAATTAAAAGAGATGTTTTCTAGATTTGATACTGATTCTTCCATGGCTATATTCTCTGCTGTCCGTAGTTTTTATATTCTGTTTAAATTCACTAATGAATCATGCCCTGAAAAATATAAAGAGAGATATTATGAGATCGCAAACTATACCATGCCTATAAAATTCCTGCATTTAGTATGTCTAAGTTATGTATTCGGTGATTGGAAAATAACTAAAGACTTCGAAAATTATGGTTTTTTTAAACGAAAAGGTCTGGATTCCTACATCACAGATTTTACAAATGTGAAAAATTTCTATTAAATTAATTTAATCTCCTGCCAATCCTTCCCCCTATCATCATGATATCTTTGAGTTTGCGCAGGTGATTTATGACCTAGAAGTTTTTGGGTATCTATACCCTGAGCTTCGTAAAGTCGCTCTGCTAAAGATCGTTGTTCGTGAAACGTTGCTGGAGTGCCATCTCCCCAATTTATCCCTGCTTTATCACGGGCCTTACTAAAATTCATTGTTATTGTGTTCGACTTCACCTGTGCACCTCGTTCTGCCATTGAGGTCGCCCGGAAGAAATGGATAAGGTATGGACTAACGGCATAGTCACGGCAACGCGCAACTACATCCCTCAAACTCCAGTCAATCGCATTAAGTCTGAGGGATAGAGGGATCGCTAGCTTGCTTCCCGTCTTCTCCTGTACGACATGCAGATGGTCATCCCAAATATCGCTAAACTTCATGTTGGAAATATCCCCGAGCCGCTGACCCGTAACTAGCGCCAATAGCATTGCATTGCCCATATACTGATGGTGGGCATCAGCTATCTCGAAAATCTTTTGCCATTCGTCGAGGCTAAGACGCTGTCGGGTAATCCGCCGGCGTGGTTGCTTTGTAGCAAGAGCCGGGTTATAACCCGGCGGTACTTCGCCATAATGTTGGGCTTCCTTGAAAACATCGATTAAAACAGAGCGGATTACCTGGGCCATTCTCGGTTGACCTTCTGCAACATAGGACTCCAGTATCTGGGCAACATCCCGAACATCGACGGATGAAATCAATTTCATTCCTACGCTCTCACGAAGTAGGGCTACTGGTTTAGCCTTTTGCTTATGAGTGTTCGGCTTGATATCACCATTCTCCAGTCTTTCATCCTGAATTTTCCAATAACGATCCAACCATGTATTCGTTGATATCGCTTTTCCTTTGCTGGTGGCGATCTTGTCACTTATTGCCAAAACCTGCCTGGTACGCTGTTCAGCTAGTCGCGCATTAGCTTCTATTGCTATTGCTGTTGCTTCAGCCTCGTTAGTTCCGAGGCTATGAAATTTACCAGTAACAGGATGCTTATAGCGCCAGTAGATTTTTTTTACCTTACGACTGTAGAGCGGATAAAGATTAGGTATCTTGACGTTGTTTTTACGTGGTCGGGCAGCCATCAGACAGTATCCTTTGAAGCATAGGCGAATCAGATTTTTTAATTACGGGCTGGGTTAAATTACCTGTAATCTCGGCATCTTCTCTTACCCGCCAATATCTCCCTTCTTTGGTGGCCGGGGGAGTGAACATGCTCTCTTTAGCGTATCGGCGTAAAGTATTCAGACTTGGAGGATTACTCCGGTATTTTTCCGCAGCCCATTCTTCTAAAGTCAGCATTTGAAGCATGCGATTTACCTCATAATGGCCCATATTCGGGCCATATTCTGAAATTAAAAAATCAGTGTTCTGTCAGACGCTGCCAGATTGCTGACACGTATTTGACCTGATGAAGCGCATCCGAAATAGCCTTGTGAGGTTCTCCCTCAAATGGGATCTCATAGCGAGGCTTGCAGCCAACGGCTTTACCCAACTCGACAATGGTTCTTACATCCCGGTTATTCCAGAACTTCCACGGGCAGGGGATCCCCGCCCGGTCATAAGATGCTTCAAGCAGGACGTTGTCATAAGTGGCACCATTCCCCCATACCTGTACAGAATCAGGGCCGTCAGGCGCATTCTCGGCTATAAACTCATTTAGCTGCAGTAAGGCATCATCGAGCGGAATAGCATCATCCATCACTAACTCAGAACGAGCCTCAGGCGAAGCTTTAAGCCAGAATATTATGGTAGATGCATCCGGAACCCCGCCGCTGGCCATGGAAGATTCTAGGCTAATCACTTTGTAAAATTCCGATCCGGTATTAGCTGTAGATGGATCAAAGAACACGGCCCCGATAGATACGACTGGTGAATCAGCTTTTTTACCAAAAGCTTCAATATCGATCATAAGGTGTGTATAGAGGATTTCAGGCTCGGTATAATTATGATGACCGGAATCATTATTTATGGCAGTTGTGCTGCTATAAGTTTCAGTAGCGCTTGCGCTTGAGATAGTTTTTTCCGTGCCTTCTGATAACGCAGTACCGTCCGTGGTTTCATCATTGCCAGTTTCTTCCATCTGCACATTATCAACGTACTCCGCCGCGGTATTTTGTTGGTCGATTACAGCGTTGCTGGTGGCCAGCCCTTCAATAGAAAAAAGACCATTACCAACTTTTTCGAGAACCGGCAGTGTGCCGCCGTCGACTTGTGCATCTTCATTCTGACCGCCAGTTTCAAAAGCAGAATCAGTCACTATCTCGTTTGCCCAGCTCACCTCAGGGTTATGGCGCGCAGCCGCAAGAGTTTCGTCTGATGGAGCAGAATGATCGCTTTCAGTCAGGTTCGCGTTAATGAATCCGCTGAGACGTGCCGGATACAGGTAATGCTCTGGGTGAGCGCTGCGGATAAGTGCAAAGATAGCTGCACGGGAGTAATCCAAAACCCCCGGAGTTGCGCGAAGAGCTCGAGACCATTCTTTGAATGGACTTTCTTTTTTACTAACGATCTCTTTTGCCCGACGGAAAACACCACCTGGGATATCATAAATGTTGAAATCCATTGGTAACGTAGCCAGCGCAATCTCTAAATCGAGAGTGTCGAGATCATGTTTAAGGTCAGGGTTTCTGTCGGTCTTGTTGCCTCCGCCAGCATTCGTACCGCTTTCAGTACGCTGTATTTCTGCAATGCGATTGCCTTTGGCCCATTCTTGTACCAGCAGGCCGCGGTCTATGTAATCAGTCGCCGCCCAGATTCTGGTGAATCGGAGAACCAAAGCGAGTTCGTGACGCTTTTCGTGGCTGAACACTTTGCGAATGGCGTCGGTATAGCGCCACAGGTCTTTGGTGTCGTAACCCTTAACCTGTTCGCAGTTTTCTGCCGCCAGCAGCAGGTTCTGGACATAGCTATTGTCAGTGTCCATCTCCAGCGCGCTGATACCTTCGTATTCATCGCGTGTAATGTGGTGGCGCAGTTCGTCGGAGGTGAACTGGGCGAGTAGATGCTTGCGAAAGGGCATGCGAACGACTGGATAACGTGTGGTCTCGTCATCATTCTCGTCAATCTGGATACCGTTATCAGGTTCAAGACCCTGATCTGCTATAACGCCAGTGTCGCTGGTGCTTTCAGATTTCACATGGGTAAATTTGCCGCTGCGCCAGGCTTCCACTAATTGGTTGCGATCGCTGGCATCTGCTTTAGCCCAGTCAGCCATGAATGCAGCGATATCTTCAGTTTCGTGCGTTTCATCTGGCGCGAATACCTGCTTAATCGCCTGAACGAGTTTCCACTCAGCGTTCAGGCTGAGTTCGGCAACTTCAGGGATGTCGCTCTTCGCCAGCAGCAGGTTCTGAAGATAGGTGTTACCTTCATCCAGTGACATTTCGCTGGCAGCCAGCTGCTGCTCTTTTGTGATGTGTGATTGATACTTGTCGCTGGTCAGGTGAACGGCAAAACGTACTGCTGGAGTGCGGTTTTCAAGCGGGACACTCTTTTCAACTGTAGTGGTCGCTTCCGGAGCAGCAGTGTTGTTGTCCACGGCTCCAGTAGACTCAGCACCAGCCTTTGGCAGCCAGGTGCGTCCATCGTCCTGGAGTACGTAGCGTTTGCACCAGGTGTAATCCACTGTGCTTTCTTCCGGCAGGTCGTTGTAAACAGGGAAATCGGTACGGACAGGCTTGCTATAATCCTTGCCCCGGCCGGTTTCAATGCCAGCATCTTCCAGCTCTACATCCAACTGCAAATTGGCTCGCACTTCTGATTTAGCCGTGAACCAGATAACGGCATCTTCTTTGCCGGATTTCTGCGTTGCCTTGATTAAATGAAAGAATTCCATATCGGGTCCTTAATTTTGGTTGTAAGATACCCGCAGCTAGTGATTGCCGCCTTGGGTAGTGGTCATTGGTCAAAACTCGATTCCGGAAAGCTTTGGTCGGCTGACCGGGTACTTAACCCGCCTTGCGCGGGTTTTGTGCTTTTAGGGGGCTGGTAACAGCCATTGGTCATAACTCGATTAAAATTTGAAAGCAGGCTGTTGGTCTCCAGCCGGTTTATATGGGTAACACTCTCCTTTAATGTGCTGCTCTTTGGCAGCTGCATCACAGCCAGATTCGGTTTGATATACACCGAGCATGATGTCTGAGCATTCCCCGGTGAGGGCACAGACGGTAACGATCAGAGCAAATAACGAGCTCATACTTTTAGCTCTGGATTGCCTTTTTGGGCCAGTAAGTAGCAAAGCTTACGAACCAGAACTTCAAACAGATTTAAGCGTACGGCTTGGCAGCCAGCTTTTTTGCGTGCGAAATCGATCATGGTTAACTCCTGTGTGCCTTTAACGCCAGGCTGGCGGAACGGTAAACCTGCTGCGCGATTGTCTTGCCATCTCATCCGGTGTTTCGTATGCCGCCGGCAGCTACTTCGTGGGCGTCCTGCCTTGATGACGTTGCTGTGTTTATAGTTAAACTCATAATGTGATTTAATGTCAACACATGATGTGTTTTGCCAGGTGGGATTTTCAGGAAAGGGAATTTATGGGCACAAAAAAACCAGCCTGCAGGCTGGTTCAGTAGACTCTATGGCAATCTAATCTTCTGTAGATTTGAAGCGACCTCGAAGATACTTTTCAACATATTCATCAATTTCTTTCAAACGAACTTGGAACAAATCGATCATTCGTTCTTGCTCGGCTTCTGGCAACTGATCAAACAAGTCGAGCAGTCTCCTATGTTGAGGAGAAAGCCACTCTTGAGTAGATTCGGGTCCAAAGACAAGTTCTGCCGGAGGGATCCTCAATGCTTTGGCCAACGCTATAGCATCATCAATACCAATAGCTCTGCTTGCAGATTCATAGTTGCCTATACGTGATTGAGCCCACCCACACAATTCTGCGAGTGTCTTTTGAGATAAGCCTTTTTGCTCTCTGGTCTGCTTTAGCCGCGCAGCAATACGTTCATTTGTATTCATAAAATCGTTTTACCACGAAGCGTGTTATTGCTCAAAAACAAATCGTGTTGACAATGAAACACGATACGTGTTTAATCCAATCTATCTAAAACCAAGAGGTCCAATATGAACAAAATAGCGAGCGAGAGACTATCTCTCGGTTTAACACAGGAACAGCTAGCTCTGATGTTCGGGTGGCGTCAATCACGTATCTCTAATTATGAAAATGGGACTCGCAAGCCAAACCTGAATGATTGCCGACGTATTGTAGAAAAATTTAATGAACTCGGGTCTCAATGCACTCTCGATAGTGTATTTCCACCAATCCTCCCTAAGGAGTGAAGAATGCAATACATAACGTATGAACATCATATCAACATGACCAATGCTTCTTTGAAATCCGAAAATCATTTCCATATGAAACGCAGGGGGCAAATTAGCTGCCGACGAATATTTGAAGCAGTCCGGGAGTGGGAATCTACTTTGCCCGGCCAGGCGCAGGAAAAAATCTCTCAGTTGGTGGCAGAGCAGTGGGCGATGGAAGGGGGCCGCGGTATTGCGGTCAACAAGCAGAATTTATTCCGGTATCTGAAAAACGAAGGTGGCTCGGAAAAATACACCGCTTACGTCATGCAACTGTCGGGGGCAATCGTCGCCGCTATGCCCATTGAGATCGCCAGAAAGCATGGCCTCAGTAATGCCAGTACGGAAGCTGAGCTGGTGGCGAGCGCTATCAAAGAATGCAGTGAGGCGCATCAGGCGAAGTTGCTAGGCGCTCCGCTGCAAAAGCTTGAGAAGGAGATCCGCGAAGCGGCAATAGCTTTATTCAATATGTTACCTGCTGACGCGGCGGGACCACTACTGGCGAGCATCAGCGCCGTAGCGCCGCAATTTTTTTAATCGAGTTTTGACCAATGAATTCAACCCGGAGGCTTCATGAGCATTGATGCAATGCGGTGGGCCAAGAAAGTTAAGACCGGAAAATCCTCCAGTAAGGCGATCCTGACCTGGCTGGCTGATATGTGCGGCGCTGACTTGTGCGCTTATCCATCTGTCGCTGCGCTTGCAGAGGCTACTGAGATGGACAGAAAGACAGTGCTTGCAGGCTTACAGCACCTGCAGGAAATCGGCCTGGTTGTTGACACAGGTGAACGGCGCGGCAGGACAAAGCAAATTCCTGTGTACAAGCTGGTCGGTATTGAGGAAAGCATCCCCGATGTCGAACAGACCCAAAACCGGAACTCTTTAAAGGAACCCAAAAACGGGACGGTTGATTTGAACCGTACCGAAAACGGAACTGTTAATACAAACAGTGCCATTAACGGGACTGTTTCAGGTAATAAGGGTACCAAAAACGGGATTGTTAACAGTTCGGATTTTAACCAAAGAGTACCGTTTTTCCCTTTAAACAGTCCCAAAAACGGGACACGGAATCTACCAAGGAACCATAAAGATCTAAACCCCTCACATAGAGAACTGGTCGAACCTGTCATTCCTAATTATCCGGATCAGCCAGGTATCGGAAATGGGCAACAGCAGCCATTCGGCAAATTCCGGATGTTTAAAAACTGGAATCCAACAGCCGACTTTGCTCGACAGGCAAATCTGTGGGGCATGCCGATCAAGGCGGGCATAAATATCGAAGCCGAGCTGAGCATCTTCATCGCTTACTGGCAAGCCGAAGGGAAAGTGTTTCATCAAATTCAGTGGGAGCAGAAGTTCGCTCGCCACCTGGATCGAGCAAAGGTTCTGAAAGCACCACAAACGGGAGGTACCGAGAATGCATCAGTTCGACCACAGCCAGCAGCATCCCGAGCTGTCCAGCAAATACAGTCAGCACACGCAGAGTGGCGACGCCGGAACGGACTTGATGGCGACGGAGACAGCGTGGCGGTTATGGCAGGTGATGGGGGAAATCTTCTCGAACCGCTGGACGCAGAAGAATGGGGCAGAACCTACGGGCCTCTGGATAGCTCAGATAGGTTCGATGACTGAAGCACAGATAAAACTGGTCTGTCAGCGATGCATGGACCGTTGCGCAGTTGGAAATACCTGGCCTCCGGATCTTGCTGAGTTTGTTTCGCTGGTTTCAGAAATTGGAGCTAATCCGTTCGGTCTTACATCTGACCGCGTGATGACTGAATATCGCCGCTGGCGCAACGAGTCTTACCTTTATTCGGGCAGCGACAAATATCCGTGGCCACAGCCGGTGCTGTACCACATCTGCATCGAAATGCGCAGAACTGGCGTAGAGCGTCAGATGACTGAGGAGGAACTTAAAAAACTTGCTGAGAAGTTATTAACCAAATGGACGAAGCACGTAAGCAACGGGCTGTCGGTTCCACAAATTCGTCGCCAGCTTGCTGCACCGCAGCATCCGGCAGGATCAACTCCGGCACAGCTGCTGATGGAAGAATACAAGCGCCGTAAAGCGGCAGGTTTAACCAACTAATCGAGTATTGACCAATGACCAAACAATTAACCCAAACACTACAAGTAGTAGTGTTCGTGCGCTACCAACCGAACTTATGCCACAATGAGGAATGCATTTAATGCCTAATGCATTGATTTACATCTATAAATTTCTTTATCGCCTAGTGGTGTTTTGTTGATTCCAAAACCCCTTTGACAGCATCATTTGCTATGCATTACACTGTATGGAGTTTACAAAGACGCTTGGGTCTATCCAAGATCGCTTGGTAATCAAGCAAAAATATTCTTTATCATATAGAATGCCATCGGTTAACCGGTGGCATTTTTTTTGGAGAACACAATGGACATTGAGCTTTTTAAATTTGCTTATTTCCCTAAATTTGAAGACAGTATAAAAGATCTAGCAGAAAATCTTGCCGATAAAGAGAACTGGGACTTCTCGACTGGAAGTGGTAAGAACTCCATTTTAAAGAACTATATATTTCATACCTTTAGTAAAATTAATGATGAGAAGAAGATCGTCTTCTCAGCTGGAAACGTTCATGCATGTTTTAACACCGGCCTTGTTACAAGCAACTGGGAGGAGATAGTCGCTTTCTTTGAGAAAAATAAAAACCCTAAATCAAAACAACCCTACTTCTTTAAGGGTTTTTTCAAGATAAGTCATAGAAACATAACTGACAAGTTTAATAATACACCCCAAGTCGCTGATTACTTTAAAAATCCTGAGAACTTCATATTCAATCCGCACATCGAGATAAAGGCTGACATAGCCCACATAATATCCGACAATATAGATAGGTTTCCTGCTAACTTTAAATCCATGCCTGAAATGCAAGTGAGAACTATTTTAGATGGTGCGATAAAAACCACTGTAAACAGACTTAAAACAAATTACACCATTGCGGTTCCACAATACTATGGTGGAAATATCCAGTTACTCATCCCATTACATCTAACATACTCAGGTGCAAATCCAGATCTGGCTCTTGTTGTGTACAAGTCTGAGGGGCAACAGTTTTATACGTCTAGAACTTGCCTGACGTTAGAGATGGCATATAACAATGCTAGGTTGATAGTGAAACCTCTAAGCAGCTGGCTGTCTGCTGATAAAATATAGTAATCACAACATGATATGGTTTTATTGACTTGTTTTTCAGTTGCAGCATATCTTTGTCTCAAAACATAAAAACCACCCCCTAAGGTGGTTTTTCAAAGATTCCGCAGATGGGGAACTCTTCTGTACCGTGGTAACAGGGTGCAAAAGAACTCTGTTTGAGAAATGGAAGCATTGTACGTTAAGGTTTTTTGTATGGCTGAGTTGTGAGGAGGGATTTACCCTCCTTGACAGGCACTTTTTAGCGATGAGCATACGGTCATAATTGAGTCGCAATGGAACTTGCTAGCAATGCCGCGTGTCAATCAACTTGGTTCAGGCCATTCACTAACAATCACTTCGCTTTTTCAGAGATGATGTAATCCTTAAAACCCTTAAAGTCCAAGGAGAGATGCTCACCTGTTGTCTCAATTGCAAACTCCTGCTCAATCGGCGTGGCTAATTCACCGCCTAAAACACGCAAGCAAATGCGAATACGCCCGGGACCTTCCGGCAAAATTGCAATTAACTCCGAACTAGCTTGCTCCCCAGGTAATAGAGATCCTAAGCGAATGTGGCATTCAGGAATCTGGGCACCTTCAATTATCTCTAGACTGTTATCTCTGTTAAACAATGGACCGCCTTTAAAGGTCCCGCTGTTTAGTATGTTCCTGGTAGGGTTTGGCTTTTCAGGCAAATCACTTTCTGGGATTACCTGCACATGGGAATCTGTTGTCTCAATAGTTAGTTCAATTTTGGCGTTGGACAACTGCACGCCAGACCGATTGAGAAGTACTAGTCTAAGCACAGTAAGCGCTTTATTTATTCGCATGTACTCTGCGTATTCGCGGAAGAAATCCCTGTTGTCCATGTAAATGCTTGAAATATCGGGCATGTCAAAAGGCCCTAATGATTTTGAGGGCCTTTCGTAGTCTGGAAATTCCTCAGTGAAATGAAGGTAAGTGTGGGTAAAGTTGAGGGGAAGAGTGTCATTATCAGGTGTCCGCAGGGATAGCTCGATTTTCATCTCTGCACGACCATTGTCTTCATGCCCCATCGCGATGGTTTCGACAGGTTCGGCTTCATCAGTGCTGCTTCCTCTTCGGACATAAACAACATTGCTTTTGAGTTTTCCGTAAGGACTCGTGAGATAAAATGGGCGTTTCTGTTTTGGGATTGAAATGATGCCGATGGTCTTGCCTTCATACAGATGTTCCTCATAGCTGAATGTAAGCTTCGGCTTCACCTTGCTGTTCACGAACTGCTGGATTCGAGAGTCATCAATAGTTTCATGGATTCCAACTACCTCCGCAGGATTGGGACGCTGATCTTTGAACCCCAACAGGATATATCCAGTGCCATCACGCCAGGAGTTAGCTATAGCGAGAATATCTTTAAGTAGTTCTGATTTATCGTTCTCAGAGCCATTGGTAAAGCGGTACTGGGCAGATTTGAAGTCAATATCAGTTCCCTCGCTCTTATAGCGCAGCATACTTAATAAATTGTGCATTTTTGTTCCCATGCTTTGGTTTTATAAACACATTATAAATAAATCGCCGTACGAGTGTTAGGTATGAAGAACAGCGTTGATCTGCTCTACGTTGAGCCACGCAAACTGTTATTAGCACAGATGTAATTGGCGAAAAGTGGACCTACAACTGATGCGACCGTTCTAATTTTCAAGTTGCTAAGCGCTGAACTTGTTGCTCGCTCTCAATACTGAGTTTGCTAAAATCAATAAGTTATCGGATTTTTCAAAGGTCGCTTATAGAGTCTTTTTTTCAACAGTTGAGCTTTGTATTCGCATTTCGTGCGGTTAAAGCGTTGATCAAACACATATAGCGGTGTACTGTATGGATATACAGCTGCAGGGGCGGAGGAATTTATGAAAGTTGAAGTAACCATTGATCATACTAAAGAACTTCCTAAGGGCGCTCTCCCGGTGCTGGAAACAGAATTATTAAAACGACTCCAGAATCACTTTGATGTGTGCAGTCTGGTCATACGTCGTGCAGGCTCGGATGGCTTAAGTGTTTACGGTGGCAAGAAGGAGGTTAAGAAGAAGATTGAGGAAATCCTCCAGCAGACCTGGGAAAGTGCAGACGACTGGTTTTATTGATACAGCATGCAGAAATTTTCCAGTTTGGAGGGGAGATTGGTGGAACAAAAAGAAGAATTACCAAACAAGGGCTATGCGGTCATCAGGTGCAACGATGGGGTTATCGTTGCGCGACTGCACTCATTTCCTGATAGTGGTCGTGCACTCATGTACAGACGCGGGGATGAGGTGTCATTCATGCCGTTACAGGATGATGAGATAGTGGGAACACCGACACTCTTTACGCAGATTCTCAAAAATTTAGGATATCGGATACCCCCCGTCGTGGAACAAAAAACCTAATAAGCACCTTAACGTGTATTGCATTACCCAGTAAAGTGATATACTCACTTAGAAGAGTAAGCCCTTAGATTATACAACGGAGTGCATAAATGTCTGATACAAACGTAAACATAAATGCAAATACAAATACAAATGTAAATGAAAATAATGAAGCTCCTAGAAACAATCCTCCTGTTATGCCTTTAGGCATGAGATTTGGGATTGCATCAGATATTTGTTTCATGGATTTACTGGATCATCATAATGATGGGAGTGGGAAATACTGCTTTTATTCTATAGCGTTAACTAAAGGTCATGCCCAACAGATAGTAAAAAACCTAACTAAATTTATTGAAAGTTAAGGTGTGTCATGAAAGAAAAGATATGTGATGAATTTATTGATATTTCTTATACTGTGCCTATAGAAGTAATTGAGCATCGTAATGAAGATTTGTCATTATTTTTGCAATCTGACATTACTCGAATGGAGGTCAAGGAATTCTATGATACCCAATCTTCGTATTTTATGTGCGAATCATACATTAATGATTCTAAATGGCATGAATGGGCAAGTGCATTAGAAAATATTAAACTTCTTGATGACTTGTCTCATCAAGAATTTGCATATGAGTCTAATGAATGTAATTCTAGTCTAGTTTTTTTCGAAAATTGCACTCAGCGCTTCGATAATCTTTGTAATATCACTCATAATTTATCTGTAGATTTTAAAGATTCTGGGGTTTTTTTAGAATATATTAAAAATGCAATAACTCGACACAAAGAAAAGGTAACAGAAAGGCGTCGTGAGCTTAGCCATGAGCATCTTTATACAGCAGCTAAGTCTTTTATGGAGTTTTTACGGTATGTACCTGCATTTTCTGTTAAACGTAACATTAAAGTCTACATTGATGATAAGACAGGGTATTTTGGGATTATCTATAAGAAATCAATTCATAATGCAGGAACTTTAAATATTCTTGTAAAAGACAATTTTGAGATAGATTTTTCTTATGCAAGAAAAAGAAAAGGTGTAATTACAATAACAGGTATTGCTAAATTTGGTAAGCACCATGAGAATTCTGATCAAATCCTATCTCTTTTCAGATTAATGGAGTAATTTATGAGTTGTCATGCTATCAATGGTGTCGATTTTTCATTAATTCCAGAAGTGATTGCGTGCAGTGACAAGAGCGTTTGGCGATATATCATGGAAGGTGGTTATTCAGGCGACGGAGTAATCGATTTAGAGTGTTTTGAAATATTAGAAAAGGATGATTTTTATCTTTCATTTTATCATTCTAATAAAGATGGCAAGGAAAGCAAGGTAGCACATGTTCATAAATTAATAAAGCTTTCAAAAACAAAGCCGGCATTATATCTTTGTATTGATGTGCAAGAAGTTAATGTTAGTACAGAAGATAGAACTTATTTTTTTGACGCGACGTATCCGCATATTGGAATGTCTTATAAAAACTCGGAAGAACTTAATTCTATTGAAATCAAAACAATTCTAATGGAATTGTCTGACGTATACGAACGTGCACATGGAGGAGCGATCTCACGTATCCTTTGATTCATTTATCTACTATTATTGCTAATGTCAACTTTCGACCTTGATCCTCGATTTATAATTTTGATAGTATCATTTTATAGGGCTGAACACCCTATGCCTGCTGCGCCAATGGAGAGAAACCATGGCGCAAAAACCAAACAAGAATAAATCATTACTGACCCTTCAAAGGGCCAGCAATTTTCTTTTGATGTCACTCCTGCAGGAGGCGGCATGAAGAAAAGTTGGTTCACTCACACCGGGCTGACAACCGAAGAAGCCAATGAGCTGGTGGCTCGCTATAAGTCTAAAGGCGTCCCCGTCGAGAAAAGTCTCGATATTGACCCTCGTCTTTGGATAGTCAGCGCATTACTACCTCAGCAAAAATCCTCAGCTAAGACGGCGCAAAGTATGCGTTCCCGGGCATGGGGGTGATCGTGACCGTCTACAACATCCTTCCGATTGGTAAGCCACGCATGACGCGTGCAGACAAATGGAAAAAGCGCCCTGAAGTTATGCGTTACCGGGCCTTTTGCGATCACGTCCGGCTGCTGGGCATTTACATGCCAGAGTCAAATTCACACGTTACCTTCGTTCTTCCGATGCCGAATAGCTGGAGCAAAAAGAAGCGAGCAGAGATGAACGGGCAGCCCCATCAGGGTAAACCCGATCTTGATAACCTGATGAAGTCTCTGATGGATGCGCTCTTCGAGGACGACACGCATATCTGGGATTCAAGGATAACAAAGCTCTGGGGCGAGAACGGGCAGATCATTATTAGGGAGAGCGAGTGATGCGTGCGCTTCTTCGACCTGTGATTGCTAGGGAGCTGGGTGTCGTACTTTTGAAGCCAGGAAGAGAGCTGATGGAGTTGTTCACCGCAGGAAGAGTGTTAATCGAGCGCCAGCCAGAAAGTATGGCCGGGTATCAAACTGGTCGCGTTTCGGATGCGCGGCAGCCACTGGCTGAAAACGAGCAGCTGCGAAGCTTCTTTTTGAATGAACAGGTTCTGGCTGCTGCTGGTGGTATAAGCGGGCTTGATTACTGGTTGCTGAAGTACGACGGCGGCGATTGCCAATACGCTCATAGCGATTACCACTACCACGAACTAACCATCATGCACCATGAGCCAGGATCCATCCTGCTTTGTGGCTATTGCGATAATCACTTGCGAGAGCAGCGTACCGAAGCATTGGCAGAGCTGGCACGCAGAAATGTAATTGCCTTTGTTTTGGATTCTGTCCGCATTCATCTCTGCCTGGACAAAAGCCGGGAGATCTCACTTGCAGAGCTCTGCTGGTGGGCAGTTCGTAAAGAAGTTACGGATGCACTTTCAGAATCATGCGTTCGTGAAGCTCTTTGTATGCGTGAAGAAAGTCGTATTGGACGAGAAAGTGACATAATTCCCGAAGTAGCGGCCACCAGCATCCTTGGGGAATTAGTTTCAGCGGTCGACCTACCTGATGCGCTGACAGAACCGCTGGTGGGCGTGATGGTGGATCCAGCGCCGCCTCAGTCTTTCATGCGTCGACCAAAGCGTCTGCGCTGGGAAAGTCGCAATTATCTGAATTGGGTGAAAACACTGCCCTGCGAATGCTGCCAGCAGCAATCAGACGACCCGCATCACTTAATCGGGTGGGGGCAGGGTGGCATGGCAACTAAAGCGCACGACATATTCTCCATTCCACTTTGCCGCAAACATCATACCGAACTGCATAACGACCGCCTGGCATTCGAGCGCAAATATGGCTCGCAGCTGGAAATGATCATTAGAGTGCTGGACCGGGCCTATGCGCTCGGCGTTCTGGCGTAAGGAGAGAACAGGATGACACCACGTCAACGCCGTAACCATATTGAAGCGCTGGGTAGAGCAGCGAGTGCGCCGCGTAAAAGCTGGCTGGGTAAAAGCATGCTTCTTACAAGTATCCAGTCGGCCTGGATTAAATCATTGCTGACAACATGGGGAGACGGGGTAAGCGGTGGAACAGCACCTCGCTTGCCTCGCGCTCATGCATGCTGGGATGTTCTTAAGGGCGGGCGATGGTCGGATAAGGCTTTGTCTCGCTTTACAGCTGCACTGGAACAGGCTCGAGCAGAAGGATTTAGAGGGCCGCAGGCGCTAAATCGCGCTCACGCCATTTTGTGGCCACAGCCAGCCACCAGCATCATTGATGAAGCCATTCACGATGATGACGTTGATTTTGTCGAGCAGTCAGTTCTGCAGGCGCTTGATGTAAATGATCCTGTTTATATCGTCGGCCTGCAGTACTACACCACACGCAAAAAAATCTCAGATATTACGCGGGAATTACAGTCGGTCGCGCCGTGGTTAACGGACTGGGAGGCGAGAAAACGTGTACGCTGGTGCCTGGAAATATTCAGGGCGAAGGTCTTTTTATCTACGCGGAAACTCCTGGCTGAACAGAGATAAGTTATTAGTTTTTTGGCTTTTCGTGCTCAATTTCAATTTATGTATTGATAACGAGCCAGGAATTTAGATAATTCATTCATGCTTGGCAGAGCTGCGCCGCGATGGCAGCGAACTTAAGCGACAATTTGAATATATCGAAAGCCCCGCCAGTCGGGGCTTTTGCTTTACGGCGATACGACAGGGGTATTCGCGAGGTGCATAGCATCAGTACCCCTGTCATATCGTCGCTCTTCAATCGATTTTCAATATTTCTAACGCAAGGCGATGACAGTGTCATAACGTAGAGGCCGAAAACATTAAAGGCCCACTTCCTGTAGCCCTTAATGAATATATTTGTCTGATTGCGTTGTGAATTTTCCAACTCATGCATATGCTTCTTAAGCATCCTGCGGAATGGATGTTTCTGAAAGCGATTTTGTGGTGGATCCCCCTAAGCGGAGGGGCGATTCAGCAGGACATTTCTCCAGAGTGTCCAACCAGCGCGCGGAAATGAATGCTGTAAACATTTCCACCGGGAGGCACCCGGCACCACACCCTGAGTTATTGCCAACTTAGCTCCTTACGCCTGCTTGTCCGAGCAGGCTTTTTTTTACAACGTAAATCACTCATTGACCGGATGAATACATCTTGATTAAGTTATGCATGTGATGAATTCCCCTAAGCGGTGGGGCGCCTGGTTAACTGCTATCTGCAGGTATGCGTGCGACTTCGATAACCAGAGATAAGTCACCGGGAGGCACTCGGCATCACACTCTCAAAAAAACACACTTTCGCGTCCACTTCGTCCCAAATCGCCATATACACTTCTTAATGAAACAATTTAAGAGGTGAATTATGAAAGAAGGATATTATTGGATAAGACACAATGACTGTGTCCAGATTGCTTACTTTTCGCATGGTCAAACCGAAGACATGCTGACTGGTAAGATCGTCAGTGGAGTTTGGCACCTGACACATGGCTTCGATCTTTGCCATAACGGTGAAGCCGTCGTTCTAAAAGGTCCAATACCACCACCTCTCTGAATCCTATTCAAACATTACAGGCTGCCTTAAGGCGGCCTTTTTTATTCCCTAAATTCAACACCCGCAAGCTCGCGAGGTGAGAGCATGTATCGAATGGAAAAAATTACAACGGGTATTGCATACGGCGCATCTGGAGGGGGGACCGGATACTGGTTACTTCAGCTCCTCGATAAAGTCTCCCCATCACAATGGGCGGCCATTGGTGTGCTCGGTAGCCTCATGTTTGGTTTGCTGACGTGGTTGACGAGCCTGTACTTCCAAATCAAAGCGGATCGCCGCAAAGCTGCGCGGGGTGAATAATGTCGAACAAAGCCAAACTCAGCGCAGCAGTGCTGGCGCTAATCGCGTCAGGTGCATGTGCTCCACTCATTTTCGATCAGTTCATCAGCGAGAAAGAAGGCAATGCGCTGGTGGCCGTTGTTGATCCGGGTGGGGTCTGGTCTTTATGTCACGGCGTAACCGTCATCGATGGCAGGCGTGTTGTTAAAGGTATGACGGCCAGTGAGGAACAGTGTCGAAAGATTAACGCTATTGAACGCGATAAGGCATTAGCCTGGGTTGACCGCAATATCGAAGCAACTCTTACAGAGCCGCAGAAGGTGGGTATCGCATCCTTCTGCCCGTACAACATTGGTCCCGGTAAATGCTTCCCTTCGACATTCTATCGGCGCATCAATGCAGGGGACCACATAGGTGCATGCGAGGCAATTCGCTGGTGGATTAAGGACGGTGGACGAGATTGCCGCCTGACTAGAGGCCAGAAGAATGGCTGTTATGGGCAGGTCGAGCGGCGCGATCAGGAAAGTGCGCTGACGTGCTGGGGGCTGGACCAATGAAAATAAATCCGGGTCTTATCGGCGTTGTCGTGATTGCTGGCCTTTCGGTCGCTCTCGTTAAGAGTTGCTCAATCGCCAGTAGCCTTCAGAGCGATAACGACGTTCTGCGAAGTGACAACTCTTTGCAGGGGCAGGTGATCGCCATCCAGGCATTCAACTTTAGCCGGTTCAATCAGGTTGCAGAACATGCCAGCAGACTTAATTCTCTGATCGACACCAGCACCGAAGAAACCACCATCAAGTACCGGGAGATTCTCCGTCGTGAAAAAACCTGTGATCTGCCTGTTCCTGCTGATATTGCTGGTGGGTTGCTCGAATACGCGTACCGTCTACGTTCCAGCGCAATGCACCCCGATACCGACGAACCTGACACAGCCGATGGTAGTACCGCTGCCGCCGGCTCAATAACGTACTGCCAGGCTGTGCTCTGGATTAAGCCGTTGCTGGCTGTAATTGAAAAAGGCAATAACAATTTCGCTGGTATTAGGCAGATTGAGCGAAATCGTTAACGACGTTCAAAGCGGTTTTCTTTACACCATAAATAGTCCTGTATAAGCATTACATTCAATATGGAGCTCTGTGATGAAATATAAAATTTTTATGCTGGTAATTTTATGCTCCCAGCTTTCTGCGTGCACCACTCTTTATTATCGGTGAATGTTATGTTGAAGGTTGCGCATTACCTCATTCCTTTTTTCCTTACTGGCTGCATAAATGTTTATGGCCCTGTGAAAGCAGGAGGGCAGTCAAGTAATCCTGCGCAGAGTGTTGATGCGTCAGAAACGTCGACTTCTGCACCCGAAATAAAAATTGGCAACCGAAAGCCTGATGAGCTGATTAACGCAGTTCAACTTTACTATCAACAAAGAGGGATGACCCCTGTTGTGAATGACCAAACCATTGGGATCGTTGCAGCAGTCGGGGAAAATGTCGAACTTGCTTCCTTGATTCTCGATTGCACAGAGGTTAAGCAGACTCAAAACATTCAGGAGCGTTATCGTGTAGTCACGCAGGTATGGAGTGCAGGAGAAGGATCGAATGTCGCAGTGTCAGTCACAGGGTCTGCTGGACTCGTAACTGCGGACGGAAATGATAAAGTCAAGCCAGTAGAATGCAAAAGCACAGGTGCTTTCGAAATAGACCTCCTAGAGAGACTTAGAAAGTGAACCCTAAGGCGTTCTTCAGAATATGTCATGGTTCGAAAAAATTTCCCTTCCGAACTGAAATCCAACATTTCGGAAGGGAGACCAAAGCGGTCTTCGTTTCAAGGAGGCTCGGACTTTAAAGCAAAGCCTAAGAGAAATCTCAGTTATAAGTTAAAATGCTTTATATTGTGATTTATAAGTCATTACTAATTTCATGAGTTATGATTGCGCTTGTAACCATTTGCTTTTTTTATCTGATACGCCTACCAAAAATGAAGTTGTGTACTAATTTCAATATACACAAGTGAATCGATATCTTTATCATTCGGCTGAATCCCCCTATGCGGTGGGGCAAGCAGTCACTGTTGCACCTAACGTTTGCGGATTTGCAGACTGTGGCAAATTCACCGGGAGGCACCCGGCAACTGAATGAGAGACTAATGGAATAGCCTAAAAATCGAGCTAAGTGTGATGTGCTACCTACTTACTGCTAGACCCAGCCAGTTCTGTCCGAACTGGCTTTTTTTTCGAAAAAAAAGCCCTCAGGGTGAGGGCCGGCAAATATTTCTATAGTGCTTCTTACTCTAAGGAGTTGCTTTCTCTGGTATTGGTAGGAGCCAGTTCAGAGAATCTTAAGGATGGACGCCATGGCTGATTTAACAAGCGTAAGCGGCAAGTTTTAGGAATTACCTTATATTATCCCCTGTGGCGGATAGTAACTACGATATCCCCACCCGAGGATATGACTGTCCCCCCAAGGCGTCTGAGGCTATATGGGTCCTTTCCGACTATCTAAGATGTTACGGGGCGGCGACCTCGCAGGTTCTCGCTATTTATGAAAATTTTCAGGATTTTGCCTTTTCCGTTCTTCTTCTTACTAATTATCTGTCTTTGCTGGGTATATTGCCTGCCGGATTATGCGAAACGCCAGCCTGAACAGAAAAAAAACCGGACACAGGATTACCCGTGGCGTCTAAGTAGGTTGGGGTTTGCATACCGAGCCCAAATGCTCCCACTTGCATAACATTCCCGGCAGCGGTTCCTGCGTCCTTTGTCGCGCTACTTCCTAAACCGACGTTTTATAGATTGCTCTTGAGCGGCCAGGCCGATAACTTCACCTGATTTTTTTGCAGAATTTATTGGGTGAAAAATATGCAAATTGGCTATGTAAGGGTGTCAACAAATGACCAAAATACTGATCTTCAGCGGCAAGCACTCGAACGCGTAGGATGTGAACAGATTTTCGAAGAAAAAATGAGCGGAACAGTGGCAAACCGGCCAGCACTCAAAAAGCTTCTTAGGGCATTGAATGAGGGTGATACGCTGGTAGTTTGGAAGCTGGACCGCCTTGGGCGCAGCATGCGGAATCTGGTGCTGCTGGTGGACGAACTCCGGCAGCGAGGCATTCACTTTAAGAGCCTCACTGACAGCATCGACACATCAAGCCCGATGGGCCGCTTCATCTTTCATATCATGTCAGCCCTGGCGGAAATGGAGAGGGAGTTGATTGTGGAGCGCACCCGGGCAGGTTTGGCGGTTGCGAGGGAAAAGGGGCGGATTGGCGGCAGGCGTCCGAAGTTAACAGCCGAACAATGGGCGCAGGCCGGGAGGCTTATTGCTAATGGGGTTGAAAGGAAGCAGGTCGCGATTATTTATGACGTGGCCGTATGCACGCTTTATAAAAAATTCCCCGTTTCAAAATCGGCTTAAATTTACTCACATAGAATTACTGCCACAAAATTTACAAAAGCCATAATTCGAAACGAGAGAGAAACTTAGAAACGAAACGGCGAAGCTTTAAGCAGTGACGGTAGGGCCTGCATCTTGCGGACACTTACAAATAAAACTACTGTATATAAAAACAGTATTTGAGGTGTGCAATGGAATTCATCAGGCCAACAGAACTGCGAGAAATTATTGCTGTCCCGCTTTTCAGTGACTTAGTGCAGTGTGGCTTCCCAAGCCCTGCGGCAGATTACGTTGAACAGCGTATCGATCTCAATGAGTTACTGGTTTCCCACCCTAGCTCAACATATTTCGTTAAGGCGGCCGGCGACTCAATGATAGAAGCTGGGATCAGCGATGGTGATCTGCTGGTGGTGGACAGCTCGCGCACAGCTGAGCACGGTGACATTGTCATCGCCGCGGTGGAAGGGGAATTTACTGTTAAACGCCTGCAGCTACGCCCGACAGTCCAACTCATTCCAATGAATAGCGCCTACAGTCCGATTGTTGTAGGCAGTGAAGATACGCTGGACGTTTTCGGCGTCGTGACTTTCATCGTTAAATCGGCGAGCTGAACATGTTCGCGCTCTGTGATGTGAATTCGTTCTACGCATCATGCGAGACGGTGTTTCGGCCTGATTTGAGGGGGCGCCCGGTTGTCGTTCTCTCGAATAATGATGGCTGCGTAATTGCGCGCAGCGCCGAGGCCAAAGCCGCCGGAATCACCATGGGTGAGCCTTTCTTCAAACAAAAGGAGCTTTTCCGGCGTGCTGGCGTTGTTTGCTTCAGCAGTAACTACGAGCTGTACGCAGACATGTCGAACCGGGTAATGACGACGCTTGAGGAAATGAGCCCCCGCGTCGAAATTTACAGTATCGATGAAGCTTTTTGCGACCTGACTGGCGTTCGCAACTGCCGGGACCTGACTGACTTCGGCAAAGAAATCCGTTCTACGGTTCTCAAGCGTACGCACCTGACAGTTGGGGTCGGCATCGCGCAGACCAAAACCCTCGCTAAGCTCGCAAACCATGCCGCCAAAAAATGGCAGCGGCAAACGGGCGGGGTAGTGGACCTATCCAATCTCGATCGTCAGCGCCGACTGCTTGCTCTGGTTCCGGTGGAGGACGTCTGGGGCGTCGGCAGGCGCATTAGTAAGAAGTTGAACGCCATGGGCATCAAAACGGCTCTGGACCTCTCAGAACAAAGCACATGGATTATCCGTAAACACTTTAACGTGGTACTCGAGCGAACGGTCCGGGAGCTGCGCGGCGAGCGTTGTCTTGATCTGGAGGAGTTTGCGCCAGCAAAGCAGGAAATCGTCTGCAGTCGGTCATTCGGCGAACGCGTCACCGAGTACGAACAGATGCGCCAGGCTATCTGCAGTTATGCAGCGCGTGGCGCCGAAAAGCTTCGCGGCGAGCATCAGTATTGCCGCTTTATCTCTGCGTTCGTGAAAACCTCTCCCTTTGCGCTTAACGAGCCGTATTACGGTAACTGTGCCTCCATGAAACTTCTTACCCCCACTCAAGATTCCCGCGACATTATCAACGCCGCGGTAAATTGTCTGGACAAAATCTGGAAGGATGGCCACCGGTACCAGAAAGCCGGCATCATGCTGGGTGACTTCTTCAGTCAGGGGGTGGCCCAGCTCAACCTGTTCGATGAGAACGCGCCGCGGGCCGGAAGCCATAAGTTGATGGAAGTTCTCGATCACCTGAACGCTAAAGATGGAAAAGGCACACTCTACTTTGCAGGCCAGGGCATACAGCAGCAGTGGCAGATGAAGCGAGAAATGCTTTCTCCACGATACACTACAAGATATTCAGATCTTCTTAAAGTAAGATAAATAGTTTCATATTATGCCCAAAAATGAGTTTTTCTAATGTCTGTTTAAAGTGATATAAGCACAATTGAATAAAACTAAGAACATTTCTGTTGATTATTATGAGGCTTTTAGTAATATCCTCTTGAAGTCAGAGTGAGTTCGTTCTAGTTAAGCCTAAGGAGAGCAAATGCCAAGAGGACTAATTTCAGGTGTAGATTATTCAGATAAAGACATCCTTGACTCTCATGTATATCCGAAGATGAAGGGGGAGCCTCTTGTTGATGCCAATGATTGTATTGTCATTCCTGTTAGAAATGCAGAGTCTCCGCATTTTAGAAAAATGGGGGGGCAATCTTTCGGTGTGCAGTTAGGTAAGGCAGAGAACAATCCAACACACAACAATTGCGTAAATGCATTGCATGAGAATTTAAATTCTGGCGAGATAAATAAAATAACGATCTCTACGTATGTTTTCGGGAGTGATAACAAACCTGAGGAACAAGTTTTTTTTATCTCGCCAAATGGTAGTCAATACAAATGGTTTAAGGAAGCGAATGCCCGTAACGCATTCCATGATGGAACCTATATTCAACCTGATATCGGTGGAAGGGATGTAAACAAATTTTTCCCTACTGCTGTATGCCCTAACATAATTATCGAAGTTATTCGTACGCACTCTCCTGAAAGAGACACATTTGAAAAACTATTAGAACTTTCAAAAACAAATCACTATGTTCTTTTTTATTTTATTGGTGAAAATAAAAAATCTTCAGTTTTAAATAATTTTTATTCTTTTGATGGCGAACTCAAAATTAGAGTCTCTCATTATCTAATTAACGGCCAAGTATTTAAGAATGGCATTCCCTATTCTAAGCAAGGAAAAAATCAAACTTTTGAAGAATGGTATGAATATCTTAACAGCAGCTATTTCACTTTTGCCAAGGAAAAAAGTAAAAAAAATAATCCCAAGGCTTAA